CTTTTACTGAAAAGAAACACGGGGTATATGTTCTTGGTTGAAACGAAAGGTTTCCCAGTCGCATTTACCTCACACATTAGACCCTGTCTCTTCTCCACCGATACATTGGTGCGGATAGACACTCTGAATTGATGTAGGAGTAGGTCTCAACAACTTTGTCAGTTGTTGTAGTCCTCTCCAAGTCAGCTTATGATCGCCTTCACGCCTAGAGAGTTTCCTCTCGATGCGTTTTAGACGTCCCAAATAGGCAGTAGAACCGATCTTCTTTGTCGACGCTTTCGCGCCAGCATCGAAGACCGAAGCTCTCTGCCGTAAAAATGTACAGAAGTCCTCGAAATGCGGGCAAGCCTGCGTTTCGGATACTCCTGTCTTATATAAAACTTTCTTCAGCAACCTTGCAACAACTTTAAGTTGAGGCGAAGGTGCCGAAAACATAAGTGTACTCGGCGCCGAGGTCCCTTTTTCGAGGGAACCAAGGCACAGAGACGCAATACGTGTCGGGACCAGGGAGTTGGGATTCTCATGTGGGAATCCCAGCCCCCCGAACACCGGCGGAATATATTTGTGTACGCGCATCTTGCGTGCGCAGGCGTAGTCCTTGGGCCACGCTGCGTGTGCGATGCGAGTCACCTTGTTGACGTGGACACCACGACGAACACCTTCGTTCATTATGGTGGCCATGTCCGTATACCGAGTCCCTGTTTCAAATGTTGTAAAACCTTTGAGCGAGAGGCTCGGAAGAAGATAAAACCCTGGGGGGGATCGGTCGAGCCGAAGCTCGAACATCCCCTCACAGAAAGTTAACCTATTCGGTGCGACGAAGGACTTTCTCGTATTTACGAGAAGGCCCACCGCCGCGCACAATTTCCTGTACCGCTTGATTTCCTTGCGGCCCCAAAGGGCTGCGAGGTCATCGCCTTTGATGAACCATCTTCCTAGATGGTCCACAGCGGAACAGATCAAGTAATGTGTGATGGTGAGGAAAGTCCATGAGGCTGGAAGGCCCATGAACGCTCCTCGCACCACATCTTTAACTTCGGCGCCCCATCGAACCTGCATACTCGCGTATACAAGTTCTTTGGGCACGTCCAAATGGCCGCACAGATAGCTGAGCCAGTCATGACTCAGTGTATCTGTCGCGGTAGTTAAGTCAGCCGAGAAACATTTTTCACGTCCGAAGACGGAAGCATGTTCAAGGCTAAGAATAGTTGGGAGCTCGGCAAGCGCCTCTCCACAACCGCGTGGTTTAAGCGCGGTGTGGAAGAGGGCATTCCGAACCCTATGACAATTGGCGACAAGGAAGGGATCGTTTTTGGTAACGATCCTAACCTTGAAGCCTTGTTCTTTGACCCCCACAACGGTAGACGGCAGACGCGGTCCACCCGAGCGGGATTCATATTTTTTGATTTGACGGGCCGCATGAGTCTTCATAGTCTCATAAGACCCGACAATCTTTGCACTGAAGTGCTTGAGGTGATTCACTTGTTGAAAGTGCATCGACCTCCCGCCTTCATCTCTTTTGTGAGTGGCACAAGCTGCCTCCCCGTAGGGAGACATACGGATCTTAGGGATCCGCTTCGCCTTTTTGCGAAGTTGTGCCAATTGCTTGATTACGCGGGGACTAGAACTGACAAGTCGGTAATA